CCAAACTTTGAAGCGGGGGCACCGACCGCTGCGCCTGCATCATCGATTGCCGAAGACGTGACAACGACAGACCCGCCAAGGGGGATATTAACGGTGTATTGAGCGACACCACGCGTTCCCGCAACAGGGGTATACGTTTGAACTACGCCCGTTCCGGTCAATTTTACTGCTGCTGCAACGCCGAGACCGCTTGTAGGAACGCCCCCGACACTTGAGTTACTCATAGACTTCCTTTTCTGAAAGAGCCGTTACTCTTGTCAATATTTCAGTAAACGTGGTCACCGACTAACGGCATGTCAGCTTTGATCTTTTCTTCTAATTCTGCGATTCGTTGTTTCAACAATATGCAGTTGTCGCATCGACGATTACGCTCTTGCTGTGATTTGGTCGCCCATCGAACATTCCCAGATTCATATCCTTTGTCGTTATCCTCCCTATCGAGCGAATGTTTGGGGGACGGGCGATTGCCTATTTCTGCATAAAATTCTTCAAACGATGTAAACTTGAAAGTTATCCCACGGTCAAAATAGTGTTCATGTTTTGGGTGTTCTACTTTACAACGAGACTTCGCATGCTGATACGCAAACCATTCAGGAGTACGGGTCATACCGTGTTTTGTTGCTTTCTCTTTACGATAACAACCACAACTCGTAATTTTCCCAGTGGTTAAATGTGCTTGCGACGCTTGATGTTCTTTTCCACAATCGCAAATACATGCCCAAACTCTTTGTCGAGCCAAGTTCGTTCCAACGACTTCCATCAAAACGAGCCGACCATAACGCTTGCCTGCTAAATCAAGTTTTCTCATAAGGGTGTTCTCCTATTACCAGAGTAACACCCTTATGAAAAGTTGTCAAGCACAATTATGTACAATAATTGTAAACCAGACCTACGAAAGAAACTATTAGATACCGTGAAATGTTCACGACTCTAAGTAGTTTGTTTTCATTAGGATATCGCCGAAGCGGCATCTATCTGACGCTGTCTGATGGTGGTATCGGGTCCTAGGGACGTGGTAAAATGTACACGATACGAGGTCCATCCAGGGATGAGGCCTTCAGGATCAGCGACCGTCGGCTCGGCATTCTGCACAATGTTGCATTCGATATTTCGCCATTCCCCGTCACCGAATCCAGTGTCACCCTTCGCTCCGAGGTTGATGGAGAAGATACCATCGCGTCCGAAGATATAGGTGCGGAGTGCGGTCAGACCCGTGATACCACTATAGTTCGAGGTCTGGGTGACCAAGTTGGTCTGGTAGAAATCCACGCCCGTAGTAGGCAGCGTAATGACTTCAGTCAAATCAACCGAGACGAGACTGTCCATCTTCATCTGGCCCACCGGAGTGTGCTTCAAGATGTCGATTGGGGAATCGTTGCTGTTGTCAGCCAACACATCACCCAAAGCGAACGGATGGATCACGCCTGCGAAGCTCTTGGAGCCTTCGTCGAACGGACGCACGCTACGACCCGCCAGCGACTGAACGCTGTTACGAATCTGAGAGAGCGACAGAGCGGTGAAGCTCGAAGTGCTTGAAGCGGCCAGTTCGGTCAAAACACTGGCGTCGATGCTCGATGCACCGTCGGCAGTTGCACGCACGAGTGCGGACAACGATTCGCCAAGACGGTAAGACATTTCACGAGCAACGTTCTCAACGGTGTTGTCAATCGCGGTAGCGAGAGACAGCGAGGAGAAGTTAGCGTAATCGGCATATTCACCGATAGTCGCCGTGGTAGTCAGAACGGAAACGCTCAGAGACGAACCAACAGTCCCTTCTGTAGTCTGGTTGACGTTTGCAGCCAACGGAACATACATGAACATCTCGTACTGGTTACCTGAATTCACTGGCAAGTCGAGACGTTCCGAGCATGCGACGAACGGGGTTTGTGCCTTCAAATTCTCACGGAACTTTTTGTCATAAAACTTTACCGTGGATTGAGGCAGGTTGGAAAGCTGGTTACCCGCTGGGGAGAAAGCCATATTTTATACCTGTTTTATCGACGAGGGCGTGGGGGACGGGTTGCTTCCAACTCGTTCACACGTTTGACAAACGCTGGGTTTGTCATAATCTGCTTCCGGTAATCTTCGGAAGGCATATCGTCGATCATTCTCAAAGTCAGTGATTCCATTTCAGTTGTAAGCATCGCGCCACCCACAGGGGCAACACGGTTATTCAAGCCTGATGGAACATGACTCTGTCGCTTTTCTTGCGGCACTGGGACTTCGTTAATTCGAACGGGTTCCACTGCTACAGCCTGCGGTTCCGGCTGTATTTCCGCCATGGGAGCCACAACTGGTGTGACTGCTGGCGGAACCTCACGCACGATAGGAGAAGAAAGAAGCAATCCGGCTTCTTCCATCTTTGCTTGGGCAAATTCAAAATTCTTAACGGATGGCTTTAGCCCTGTCTTTGTCATCCATTCACAAACTGTATTAACGTTCTCGGCACACGCATAAAATTCAGGGTGCCGTTCGAGCCAAACTTCAGCGTTCTGACGAGCGAGAATCTGCTGCGTCTGTTGCTGTTGCTCGTTTAATGTCTCCCGCAACTGCGCGGGAGGAACGCCTAGCGAGGACTCTAAAAGTCTATCGCGGGCGGATTCAAACTTCTCCGGATCATTCATGTCCTGAGAGATAGCGTATCGTTCTTCTGTTGTAAGCGGCTTCTCTTTGAACTGGATGAATGCCGGAGTCCGTTCTAGCTCCGTTGGTAAAGAGTCAACTTCGGGGGAACCGAGTCGGGCTTTGCGTTTTACATCACGCATGCCAAGGATAGAATTGCTGTGGGCTGATTCCAGCTTCTGGACAAGTTCTTCCATGGTGGTATAACTAAAACGTTGTTTGCCGCCGACAGGCCTGTTCGAACTATCGACGGGTTGATATTCATGCCACTTAACCTCGGGTTGTGGCAGTGCTGGGGGTGCAGGAGTCGGTTCGACCACTGCGGGTACTTCCTGAACTAGCGTTTCCTCACTCATTGCATCCTCCTATTTTTCGTTCGACCTTCGTCACAAAACTCTTCAACTGTTCGAGAGTGAGATTATTCTTTATCGTATTTGCACGATAGCTAATCACCCACACATTCCCTTTTGTGTACCCTAATTCAGGACGTAAACAATCGACCGAGGGGCTGTTCGAACCAACTTTTCCGACTCCACGGAATAGCGAGATACCCAACAAAGGGCACTTAGCAGGAACAACAATGTCTTCACATTCAATGTTGAACGGACGGTTAAACTTCTTTGCACGATGTTTCGCGTCTTTCCATAGTTTGTATTCGTAAGTACGGCTCAGACCGTGCGTCGTTCGGTGTTCCGCCAGAGCTTCCTGACTCCTACAACCACAACTCGTCGTATGACCGCTCGAAACGTGAATGCCCCGTACTACGAACCGCGTCCCACAATCACACTGCGCGTTCCATAAAGCACCTTGTTTCGTAACCGAGTGTATAGATACAACAAACACTCGCCCGAACTGCTGTCTACTCAAATCCAAATACGTTCCCTTTTTCACATTTCTCCTAGTCTAGAAATAGGCGGTGGACTAGCACCGCCCGCCATCAGGTTATAAAGCTGACGGATAAATATTACTGCAATTCCGGTATATCTGTCGCATCCTCAACTTGTGGTTTACGATTGCTATAAGCGACGATCTGACACTCATACTCGATTTTTTCCATAAGTGCCGTGTAAAATTGGGCTACGCCTTTTGCGATGAAGTGGGCAGCGAGAACTTCTTCTTGCTTCGAGGGATTAGTATCGAGCAATTTAAAATTGAATTTGCGAACTTGATCTTCCATAATCCGCTGCATGATCTCGAAGCCCCGTTGCTTTACGCTTGCGGCTAAGATTCCACGCTCATCGTCAGTGAGTACCAACTCAATGTCTAACCCCTTTAGCTCGTTCGTTACCTTCAGCATGTCTCCTCCAAGAGTTGCTAAACCATCGTGATCCGTATTCGACAGATTTTCTGCGCTATCTGGTATATATACCCCATCATCCTCCTGATGTGAGACCACGAATACATGATTAGAAAGATTCCACCCATCAGAATAAGAATTTAGGGGAAAAGATTCTGTGATAT